TTAAGCTCAGCAACTTCACCAAGCTTGTTTTTAGTTTTCTCCATTAAGTCTTGATTTGCCTCAAGCTCTTCGTCTTCTTGAGATGCTAACTCAACCAGAGGTTCTGGATTACGTCGTGTTACTTGAGGTAAATAAGTTTCTAAAGACTCAAAAATGAGGTTGTCGACCATGGGTCGATCCCCTCTAGTTCTTCTTAATCCTGGAAAATCGAATTGTTTACCAAGCCAATACTTTTCGTTTTCACTATATTGCTTTTGCCATTCCCCCTTTACGCTAGAATTACGCCATGCGTCCTCCCAACGTGAAGTTAATTTAATAATGTCCTCATCACTCGTCTTAAGTGTGAGTTCTGGCAATTTTTCGCTCACAGCCCCTTCTACTGTCTCTTCTGCGTCTTTATTGGGGCGCTTATTAACATCCGATCCCAGACTTGCATAAGCTGCAACTCCGTTATCTGGCATGTTGTGAAGTTATTTATATACTTATTATAACATATTTATTCAGACTCTCCAATCTGATTGAGACTCTTCCTCCATACGATCGAACATTTCCAGTGGATCAAACGAGACTGTGTTGTCGGGATTCAGCATATAACTGTTTGTTGTTGGCTCCATATCACCATGAATGATGTCACCCATCCCTTGGAATCTTTGCATACCAACACGCCAAAAGATTGTTGCTAATGCCCGATGATCTCTACCGCTTCTTACCCACTTATAACCCTTTACCTGATTAGTCACTGGATCAAGTATCTTAATCTTTGCAAGGTTATTCCAGTCTGTCCAATATTCGAACCAATCATCTTCGGTGCCATGAACAGCAACCCTCTTATTTCGAAACTCATCTACCACTAACTGAATCATGCGGTTTCTATCACATGTAACTGCACCGTGCTCATCTCCTTTGCTCCATCTAACCAACTCTTTCGTGGTTCTATCTCCTGTCAAAGCACAAAGATAAACTCGCCCTATCCACCTTTCATAGAACTTACGACTACCAATGAGATCACCTCCTTGGTCTACTACTGCAATAGCCTTAGGCCAACGCTTCATTAGGGCATCCAATTCATCGTAGTCAGAGCAATCACCATGATAAAACAANCCTGTCGCATCTCCAATGACATAATCGAGTCTGAGTCCGGTGTCAATACCAATAATAACTCTTTTGTCTTTTGATGGCGCATAAGCATGACCTGTAAGGTTTTGAAAGAAACTGCTTCGTAGAAGCTTCGAAGTACCGTCAGCATATGGTAAACCTAAAATCTTAGTATAGAAAAACTCTGTTGTTGTGTCTTTGTTTTGAAACTTGTCTACCAAATCACCTGCTGATACCCATGGAGCTATCAATANTGGAACCCAATANCCAGACCACTCTCTGTCTGGATAACGAGATATCCATCGTCCAGTTGCTCTGTCAGCATCAGAAAGCTCAGCCTTACACTTCTTGCATATATAAATGCGTTTCTCGATGTCTATGGACATCTTATCAGGGTCTTCCGTATTCCAACTCATTGACTGCTCATAGTCACAAGACTTACACGTTACATGCCAATGCTTCTGATCCGACTTGAGCCAATCATTATGTACTCCTGTCTCTGGAAGACTGGGATGAGAGAATGTATGGGTCTGTTTAAACTTGGAATGTTGTAGTCGGGCTTGAAAGTCAGCGATAATATCCAACTTCGAACTATCTTTCTCATCATGCACCAACCTATCTCCTGTCACCATAATAGCAGCTTTCTTTGTCCAAGTTTGGCCCGTTACAGACACCTTTCCATTACGACGTATAATGATAGTTCCGTTCTTTGTAGTAGGACACCATGCAATACCAGAATACTTCTCAAGCCCCACTGTCGGATTAGTCCAGCTGTTCTTTCGGATTCTGACCCTCTCCATCTGTTGAGTACCAAACCTATTTTCTTGAGATGCTATTAAGCCTTTGTTACTTGTCTTTCCTAAAAGGACTAATAATGCCTGGAAAGCATCACACGTGCCGTTTTGTCGTTGCCATAACGTCGTACCTTTGTGGTTGTCTCCATCACTCATCATGAGTCCATGAAAGACTCCCTGAAGCTGCTTCTTGTTTAGGGTAAACACCAACTCCATCGTCAGTTTCTTTTCAGGGATCAAACGTCTGATACGTCTACTATCGTTTGTTGATAGCTCGTAGCCAAAACAAGTTTTCCTTTCCTTCTTATGGAATTTGATTCCCGCTTTATCCAGGTCTTGTTCGAGTTCTTCACAGAGCTTTGACTGAATAATTACAATACGATCAGTTTCATACACTTTATCTTTGTGCTTATCCCGCTTAGTCCAATAACTACCATCACCTATTACCCAGCCCACAATCGAAAAGAATGGATCAGGCTCAATCTGTTTTTGCTTAAAGATGGTTGGGATATGAGCAGACTTCTTGCCGACCATATTGTGCGCTCTCTCTATCCGTAACTTTGATTTCTCTCCACTTAACTTACGTTTAGCAATGACGCAACGGTGATCTTGAGTAACTAACTGGTCTATGAGAGAAGACTCTACCCTCACCATATCCTCATTGGTCTCAAAAGAGGTCATGTCTAATACCTCATCCATTTCTATGGTGTTGGTGGTGATGTTCAGTGAAGGCAGTTTATCGCCTATCAAAACATTCTTATGATCACACCATCCGTTTTGTGTAAGAACCTCGGTCTTTTCATCTATACATCCCCTGAAATAGATCATTGACCCTCCTACTTGCTTTTGCTCAATACTATCCTTGTCTGAAACGTCCTCAAGCATTGTTGGGTTATTTGCGATGATACGATTCACTTTACCTCCTACAAACACCTTAACATCTGCGTCTGTTGGTAAGGTGTTACCCGTCCAATAACATCTACCCTTTCTGCGTGCATAGAACGTCCCATTAGGAGTGCTTGGACACCAGATAGTGCCTTTGTATCGTACGTTCTGTGGTTTCAGCTCTGCCGTTTCAACAGTCTTAAACTGTGTCATTCGTATGGTATGACAGCCGTTTGACTTAATCAGACTTGGCACATAGCCAGCCAGCGCAGCGATCATACATAGAATATCAGAAGTATCTTTATCCTTTTGTGCAATTGCTTGAGTTCCACTTGAGTCTATCCACCCATCTGCTTTAACAAAGGTATCAATAAACAGTTTACATTGGTCACGAGTAAGTTCCATTGCAAGCTCTGCGTCGGGCTTTTTATCTGGGAATCTTTCTCTGATCTTCCTACCCTCATCAAAAGCAAACCTGAAATTGATACATAAACTATGTGCAGCTAAATACTCTTTCCATGTAATGCCTAAAATTCTTAACAATCCACGGATCTCATCACAGTAATCTGCGTTTACTCCTTCTGATTGAGTAATTATAACTGAATAGCTTTTCTTACCTGATCCTTTTGTTTGTCTTGGGTAGTTTCCCTCAGCGAATATCCATGCAAGTAGTGCCACATACTCATCTCTGTATTTCTTTGTCTTACGAGCAGCACCATCATTAACCACCTTTGGAATACGAGCATACTTACCAACCATGTCTTTTGTCTCTCTAAAAAACATTGAACCACTTCCTCTGTAGGGTTGAAGTAACCAGCGGTGATTGGGTGTTACCAACGCATTGAAGTTACGAGCCTCAAACAAAGTACAGTCCATGTCTACTTCCTTACGAAACACATACTCTGGATGCAACCACGCAACCTTTCCCTCTACTGACATGGTTAAGATGTAATCATCGTCTGTTAAGTCTTGGTTGAACAAGAAACCACGCTGAGTAAGTATCTCAGTCTCTTCGTCGACACAATAGATTATGTCCATCTTGTGGTTCTTTGCGTCTCTGTGGTTCTTGAGTATCTGACAAGTACTCATTCCTACCTGAGCTGCTTTCATTACAACAAGATTCTGTGACTGGTCATCATAAATATCTAACAAGAATGGATGACTGAAGAACTCTATTGGGTCACCTTTCTCATTCCGTATTCCCATTGCCCACTGAGAAGTGCATAGGAAGCTATCTTGTTTTTTCATCCCACTCTTTCTTAATAATGTCTTTCACCTCTTGTTTATATTTTTCTGTTAAGGCTACGATGTTGGGGTTGAACTCTGTGGTACCCGTGTCTATCTCTCCTGTTACATGTGTGTCTACACTTTGTAGGGGCTTGCCGTAAACTCTATCATGAATATCTTTATAAAATTGATAATCTCCTCCTCGTGCTTTTTTAAAAGCTACTCTGTATAACTGTTCATCTAATTCACTTGGTTTCACGTCGTTTTCTTCTGCAATCTTTTCAATAAACTTACGCCATTTAGTAGCAAAACCCAACGATCCTTTCGGTCGTCCACCTCCAGGATTTCCCTCAGCAAACTTACCAGTGACTGGATCAGTGTACGTTTTTCCTACGTTTTTATTCGTCTTTTCAGACATATTATAATTTTACTGCATTTTGTCCTGTGTATTCTTCCCAGCGTTTTACTATTACATCTACATACCTTGGGTCTAATTCCATCATGTAACATTTTCTGTTTGTTTTTTCTGCTGCTATTAGTGTGGTTCCAGTTCCACCAAAAGGATCATACACACTACTTTCAGTAAACTGCTCGATGAAATGTAGCGGTACTTCAACACGAAATGTTGCTTTGTGTATCTTTGCGTGTTCTTTTCCTGCGTTATTATTTATCGAAAAAACATTGCTTACTGTACCACGGAAATCTCTTTTGCCGATACTTCTCTTGGCTTCATTTGAAAAAATATGTATGTACTCAAACTGTGAGTTTAAAACACGCCTTGCCATTGCTGGTTGTGCGTTTTCTTTATTCCATACTATCGTATCAGCAAACTTTTCTCTCAACTCATACAAATGCTCTATGAGAGCTATCTTGTTTCCTGACAAGCTCTGCACATTGGAAAACACATAATCAGTATACTCAAGTGACCGCAAAACGTAAGCATTCAGTAAAGACTTATATTCTTCGGTAGTCTTGTCGTCTGTGTCATTCAAATACTTTCCTTGCTCTTTTGGTGTTTTGCCTGCGTTGTACGGAGGTGAGGTGAAAGTTATGTCTGCCTTCTGCCCATCCATCAACCGCTCAACATCCTCAATCTTGGTAGCATCACCACACAACAGCCGATGTTCACCTAACTGATACAGATCACCTAGCTTTGATACAGGTTCTTCTGGTACGTCTGGTATTTGATCATCCTTTTCATCTGGTTCAATAATCAAATCCTTATCAAATCCTGTTAATTCTATATCAAATCCTGATGCGTCTAAGCCCTTTAGCTCCTCAATAACCAGCTCCATGTCCCAATCGCTCTCATTCAGTTTGTTATCGGCCAATCTATATGCATCAGCTTGTTCTTTTGTTAAATCAACCTGTAATACTGGAACTTCTTGTAATCCCAATAGTTTCGCGGCCTCCAGTCGTCCATGACCAACAATCACAACGTTATTCTTGTCTATCACTATCGGCTGATTAAATCCAAACTCCTTTATACTGTCCGCCACTTGTTGCACCTGCTTCTTGGGATGCTTCTTTGCGTTCTTCTTGTATGGTTTTAATAATCTGATGTCCATACCTACACTGGATCGTTAACTATTAGGCTAATTTTAGCCTGTTCTGCTCTACCTGCAATGTGTAAGAGATAGCGCAACATTTGTACTGTTCGTCCTGATCTACCAATAACAAAGCACATGTCTTTCGGGTGTACCGACAAAGTAAACAGTACACCTCTATCATCACGCTTTACCTGAACATCTACGTCATCCTTATTAATTACAAGGTGGGTTATTAAATCATGGAATATCTTTTCAGATTTCATACCTCGACATCATGCTCAACTAACATACCTGAGCTAGTAACAAGAATAGAAGCAATCGACACCGCGCTTTCTACACCAGCAACGAGAACATCTACTGGATCAATAACACCAACTTCCATGAAATCACCTGTCTCCTGTGTAACTACATTATACGCTAAATTGCCTTCTAACACCACATCATCATCTAACCCCATGTTCTCTCTAAGTTGGCGTGCTGGATAAGTAAGAGCTTCATTAAGCAAGCCAGATGACGTTTTGAGCCGTTTTAGTGCTAAACCACCACCACACACCACTCCGTTGTTAAAAGCTGCTTTAACAGAGTTTACAGCGTCCTCAACCTTATACTTGAGAGCCTTCTGTTCGTTCTCTGTAGCTGCCCCAACCTTTATTGAAGCCATTGAGTTAGTAAAGAACGACAATCTTTTTTCCATTTCCTTTTTTGTCTTTTCATTTTTCTCTACCTCAATCGCTGAGCGTAGTGCTGTTACTGATGCAGCTACAACAACCCTATCCTTATCTTCTCCTGGATTAACAATGACAGACTCTTCCCTTCGGCAAATAAACTTACGAGCTGTTCCCATATCCTCTACAGTAGCCTCCTCAAGGCGATCTCCTTTGGCTACTGAAAAGAACTTAGCTCCTGTCATTAATGCTAGATCAGAAAGATAAACGTCTGAATCTTTTACTTTAGGGTGACAAATAGCAAGCGTTAAAAACACACCCTTAGATTTGTTTACTATTGCCGTTGCTAACGCTGACTGCTCCATGTTCTCACAAATAATAACCAACTCCCGCTTGTTGGCCTCTATCGCCTTGTTCATGATGGGCAGAATATCGTTAGCCTCTGTTAGCCTATAATCTGTGATTAAAATTAATGGGTCTTTAAACTCAGTCTCCATTCTCTCTGGATTGGTAACCATGTATGGAGAAATATAACCGTTCGTTATCTGTACTCCTTCGCTTAACTCAAAATGAGTATCCATTGTCTGTGATTTCTCTACTGTGATAATTGCATCCTTCCCGAGTTTGAAATACAAATCTGCTAAGATTTCTGCCACCTTGTCGTCATCAAAGGAAACCATCGCCACCTTCTTTAATTCCTCTTTGGTTGTAATTTCTTTCTTTGAAGCCAACAATTGTTCCTTGACCTCCTCCAAAGCTTTCTTGAGTTCTAGCTCAATCTTTCGACCATCAATCTTTGTCCTGCGCCCAATCTCATTGATAATAGCTTGCAACATAATAAGAGAACACGTTGTTCCATCTCCTACTCTGTCGTTAGTACGAACAGCAGTCTCTCTTACTAGTTTGACAATGGCGTTCTCTATTGGATCATTGAGTGAAAAGTCTCTTGCAATCTGCACTCCATCATCTACTACCATCGCCCAAGATTTCTTATCGATAATAACTTTATTAGATGCAGGTCCGTAAGTGGGTCTAATCATGTCCACCATCTTGTTTACTGTCGTTTTGATGATTTCGAAAGTTTTATCTTTTACAATTTTTGTCTCAGTTTTCATATAACTATCTTTGTAGTCTCTGGTTTATAAATCCTATTATAAATACGTTTAGTTGCACCGTTGGGTTGTGCGAACTCACGCACATGTGCTTTGAGATAAGCTAGGTTGTCTACTCTTTTCTTATATCCTTTATTGAATCTAAACTTTCTATTACAGATATGACAAACCTCCCATTTGGTGCGTGGAGTCTCATTAACGATCTCTAGCTCATGTGGGACGTTTCTGTATCTACATCCCAGGTCTGAATACCTCACACGATTGTTGCTAATACGTCTTCGTCGAATAATAAAACATACTCGACCTTTTCTTTCTTTAGTTCGATCTTCTCTCCAGCAAATGCTCCAAAAATAACCCTGTCACCTTCTTTTAGGTCGTCTATACCTTCTCCTACTGCGATAACAGTACCAAACGCCTTTTGTTCTTGCTCGACGCTGTCAGGTGTTATAAGTCCGTTTGCTGATGTTCTTGACTCCTCTTCGTCTTGTTGTACTAAGACTTGTTTTACTCGTGGTTTAATCTCCATAAAGATCACTTAATTTCGTGGGTCTCCCCTGTTTACTATTTTCTTCAAGTAATTCTCTTCTTGCTCGTGAGGCTTCATCCTCAGCTTCAATAATAAATCCTTTTGGTTTTGGTCCTTGCACATTCTTCTCTATTATCTTGATCGTCCTTTCTGTTGTGTGCCTGAAATAAGTTAGCGTAACTACTATAAGAGTGGCTATTAACAATCCAATAATAATACCTACCGCCATACTATTTTGCTTTCTCTAACTCCTCTTTTACAGGTAACACTTCTGGGCGTGCCAAAACCAAACCTTTTTCAATAAACGCTGTTGCAGTGAGTCCTAACTTGTACTTATCCAGCAATGGGATCAGTTCTTTATTAAAGGCTATAACCCTAGCTTTAATCTCTTCTTGCTCTTTGACCTTTTGGTCTTTTGTTTCTTCTGTCATACAAATAAAATATCCACGTCTAATGCGTGGTGAATAAATATTGTGTTCGTTGTTCTTTCCTTCTTGCTCTTCTCATATAGAAATACAGTATACCATAAAAACAAAAAAGCAACACGTTAGTGCGCCTTTGCTGCGGCTCTTCACATCCTCCCCCACGATGGTGAGACATATGCCCTTTGTCAAGACACAAGAGAATGCTCAGAAGGTTACCTGACGGA